TCTAATTCACCAGCCCTTTTTTCCAAACGCTTTAGTTTAGCTAATTCTTTTTTAGTTGGTCCAGCCATTATTTTTTCTTCCTATTATCTACAGATGAAAGCAACAGCCCACCCTTGTTCATACGATAGTCTGTAGCACCTATGGCTTTCTTTTTAACCATGCCACCTTTATTACGTCTTGTTCTACGTCTAAGAGTATCTTCATTTTCAGGACGTAGTTTAGTAACACCGTCACGTCTAGTGCCACTAATCATTCCTTTTACTTGTTCTTCTTCACCACGTACACGCCCTAAACGTGTTCCTTTACGTGCGCCTAAAGCAGTTTCACCTGTTCCAATATTACCGCCTCTATCTCTAAGGCGTTTCTCCTCTGCTTTTGCAAGAAGTTGTCTATATTTTGCTGGAGTTAATCTAGCCTCTGCTCCACGTAATAATGAAACCTGTTGATTTTCGGTTAGTTTAAAAAATTCAGGAACTAGTTCACCGCCAGTTTGCGGTTTACCGGGTTCACCTATGAGAGCCTTATTAGCTACATCATAATTATCTACTTCTTTAGGTTTTCTAGCAGCTTCTCTAACGCCTTTACTAATATTGCTTCTACGTCTACCTTCTGCAGCAACATCTACTTTTTCTCTACGCTTACGAATTTTTTCTAATGCTGCACGAAGTTTATCTTTTTCAGCTTGTGTTTCAGCTTTATTAATCGCACGTTGAAAAGCATTATTTGTTTCTCTACGAGATTGCATACCCGGTGACATAGCCATCTGGTCTTTAATAAAGTTAGTCACAGAAAACTTACCACGAGTAACTTTACCTGCACGACCTGACTCTACATCACGTGCTGCTGATACACTACGACCTGTTTCTGGGTCTAGTGCTGCACCCTCTTGCAACTCAGCTTTCTTTTTAAAGCGAACATCTTTTTGTGTAGCCTTTGGAGACTTAGCAGCTTTTTTACTAGCTTTCTTTTTAGCCTCTTCTGCTTTCCTTTTAGCAGCACGTCTTTTCTTTCCAGCTTCGCCAGACTCTTTTCTTGCTGCCGCTGCCGATTTTTTTAGTACTTTTTTAACTGTAGATAATAGTGCCATTACATATACTCCTTAACACTTCCAACGCTTGCGTGCTTGTCTCAAACGGCTGTTTGGGTCTTTAGCAGCTTTGGGAAATTTTTTCATTTGACCAGCAGACCTAGCACAAAACGATTTACGTCTATTGGCATCTTTACTTCCGGGTTTTACTTTACCCGTAACAGCAGTCTTTAGTTTACTACCGGGATTCTTTTTTCTGTATGCAGCAACACCTGCAGCAGTCATACCTGCTCCCGACTTTGTAGGTCGAAAGTTCTTCTTATTGCGAGGAGGCATCTTGCTGGGTTTACGTGGCATTATGTAGATGTACCTTTACCTTGCTTTGTAGGGTCAAGACAACCTGTCCATTTAAATACCATAGGCACGTTGTATTCCGACCACATACCAATTAAGTCTTTAATCATTTCTTCTACACGAACCTCACACCTTTCTGGTGTATCATACGGCCCACGATTATCTGTGATGGTCATGCACATTGCATTATTAGCTACGTGACATGCAATTATCATTGCGGTAAACATCTAAGTCTCGTTTGGTTCTTTCCATCCCTCTGCTCGCATAGCGTCCTCTACGTGCTTCAATGTAAAGGAACGCCCATAGTGTGCCTCTACTGCCTGTCGCACATAGAAGACATCACTATGAGGGATATGTAAACGGTCAAGTGTATTGGTACGGATAGCTTCATAGAAAGCATCAAGTACATTATCTGTGTATAGTTTTACTGATTTTTTACGTTTTGTCAAGAGAAAAATCCTAAAGCACGTATTTAATTACGTATAGGGATATCTAACTGTCTACACTTTAAGTGTCACATTTTAAGTATTAAATATAGATAAGTTATAAGACAGTTAAGTGTAACACTTTAAGTGTTATTTAGTTATAGTATAATTATACCAGATATGCAGATAAGTGTCAACCCCTAAAATGTAATGCGACTCAAAATAATTTACATTACCTATAGAACTGCACAAAAAATAGGCACAATATGTGTAACTGCACAAATACTAGGCAATAGAAATAGTGTCAGTTGCACCTGTGGTTAACAGTGAATTTACCTAATCTGTGTATTTCTGTGTATATACTACGCTACCGCCCCGGCTGGCAGCCTGCCCGACCCCCTGACTGTGTGCGCATGTGCGCAAGGCTTGGCGCAGATGATGCGCTGTCAGCGGCAGTGAGCCACTAGATGATGTGTCTCTACATCCTAAGATGTAATAGATGCTGTGCTTCACCTCAGTTGTGCCAACTGTTATGTTATCAGTTGCCATTCTTACAGAATGACGTGACGGCAAGGGTTCTGAAACTGTCACTGCGTTGCAGTGCCGATGCATCTTTTCTAACATCACCTTTGGTGTTTAAGTCCAATGTTGGACTACACCCCCTGAACAGCAAGGCTGTTCCCCATATGTTCTGCTACAGAAGACTGAGCCTCGTCATGTGACATGCGAGTTTCACGCACCAACTTCAAAATATATATGAAATATATTTTTGCAGTCACATGCGAAACGGCAGGGGCAGGAGATGGCGCACGAGGAACCAACCCCAAACTTATACTATCTTCTTACGGTTTTACGGGATACACCCCTTGAACGTTAGTGAAAGGGGATGTATCCCTATAAAACCTAAAGATAGAATAAAGGAACCGAAAATGGAAAATTCAACTCAAATCTCTGCAGTCAATACTCTTGAAGCTGAAGGCTTTGCTCTTGCCAAAGAATGGAAGTCAATCTGCAGAGCAGATAAGTCTCGCTTTACCAAGTCCACGAAAGCCGATGGCTTTGATACAAGGCTTGGAAAGCTGATGTTTGCTTTAAAGCAAGAAGCTGGTGGCCGTATCCAGTCTGCAAGACTGAAAGATTGTGGTATCAATTCTATTGATAAGCGGAGACGGTCTGAGGCTCTTTGGTTCGTTGAAAACGAAGATGCGGCAAGAGACTTCATCCAAGCCTCAAAGAAAGGCTTTACATCTCTGACAGCTTTGCAAGCTGCAATGCGTAAATCAGCTAAAGCTGATGAAACACCCGAACAGTCAGAGACTGAAGACAAGTCCAATGTTGGACCTAATGAACCACAGGTTCAAGAGCAGGCTGAGCCTAAAACAGCAGGTGATATTGCTTTAGAAGCAATCCTGCAAGCTGAGTTGCACAATGTCAGCATTGCTGACTTGGAAGTTGCTTTGCAAGATGCAATCAATCTTCTGAAAGAAGACAACATTAAGGCTGTAGCATAAGCTACAGTCTAACCCTTTAGGAGTAATCGAAATGTTAATACAAGTATTAAAAGCTCTGTTAGCTTGCGTTACCTTTGGTTTAGGCATTAGCCTAATTTGTTTATCACTGCTCTTTGCAGTGACAGGTGGAGAGCCTGAAGGCTCAGTGATTAGCATGCTCTTTGGCTTTGCAGGGCTAATGTATGGAATACATTTAAGTGATGAGGTGAGATAATGGCTCGTAAACACATAATCCCAATGGGCAAGCACAAGCCTTTAGGCTCTAGCTGGCAGTCTTTTGACCATGCTTATGGCAGAGGTCTAATGCCTGAGACACGGCCTGAGTTTCGCTGTTACGTTACAGGTCAGGCTGATGCCGCCAAGCGTGACTATGACGCTAGGCTGAAGCGTGAAGCCCAGATGCAAGCCTTGCTTGTGCTGAAACAGAAGTTGCTTGACAAGGGTTTACTTTAGTGTGTAACGTGTAATACACTAGAAACTCTAGTGATAGTGTATTACACTTATACAACACTTAACTAGGTCCAATGTTGGACTAACATTAACAGGAGTTAAAATGACTTACAATGTTTGGAATTTTGATAATACGAACGAAGCTTATGATTCTTGCATGGCTAATGAAAACATCAAAGAAGGTGATGTTCTTGTGATTGCCAGCGAAAAAGTCGTGGGAATTGCATACGCTTGGCCCTTTGCTATCACAAAAGAATGGGGTGCATTACATGGTTTAAAAATATCTGCACATGATTTTTGTGTGAAGAATGATTTAAATCTTGATGCACTGGCTTGCGCTGAAAAATTTATTGAAAGCATGGAGCATTAAAAAATAAAGAGTGCCGCAGGATTGCGGCTTTCAGCTATGCTGGTACTGCATAAGGTGAGGCTGGTCCGAACCTGTGCTTATGAGGCTGGTCCGATTGAGTACAACGGTATCAGCATAGCTGAGAGTCGCTTAACTGGTCCAATGTTGGACTAACATTAACAGGAGTTAAACATGAGAATTGCTACCTATGAAGATATGTGTCAGGCTTTCAGTGATGCGTTCAAAGCGTATCATGGATGCCGTCCGTCATATGGCTATGGAAATAGCTTCACCTATAATGAGTTAGGTGATGAAATCCTGAAGCTAGAGCAATGGGCAGAAGAGGATGCCCAGCGTGATGCAAGAGAAGAATCACTTGCTGTGGCAGGTGTAATGGCTGTGGGTTGCCCGGATGAGGCTACAGCACAGCGTTGGTTAGATGATGCATGGGAGATTTACTAATGCCTATCGAGTTCAATATGCAAATTGCAGTGAAAAATATTATTGCTATCAGACGCAAAGCAAAGCCTGAAGATGTGGCACATGGTATTGCATGGTATGCAGAGGCGTATGAGGAGTGCCGCCAACTTGCGGAGCAATACAAGTCTTATGGCATTGCCATTCATGTTGTGGCTGGCGTTGTGGCGGCATTGTCACCAAACAATCGTTGGTCTACCAATGTCACAAATGCTCGTGATTTAATTGATGCGTTTGTCAATGGTCGCAGTGTAGACAGTGTGTCTGTCTGTACATACAATGCCATGCGAGACAAAGCGTGGCATATACTTGGACAGATTAGACCAAGCCACAATAGCATTAAGACTATTCTTAATGGCAAGAAGATTGTTTGCTTTTATGAAAACATCATGGGTGATGACACTTGCACCATTGATGGTCATGCTCGCAACATTGCTTATGCAGAGCGTGTTAGTCTTACAGATGACAAGACTAGCATTGGCGTTAAAGAATATGCCAATCTGCAAGAGGCATACCGCCAAGCCGCCAAGCGTTGCACTGTCAATGGTCGCAAGTTCAAAGCATATGAACTGCAAGCTGTGACATGGGTCACATGGCGCAAAATGCATGGTATCGCTTAAACCTCTTATGTATACCTTATGTGAAAAAACACTTGAATGTTTAATGAAAGTGTTTTATTCACTTAGGTATACTAGACAAGTCCAATGTTGGACTAAGGAGTTGACGCATGATTAGACGTATAAATCCTGTGGCAAAAATAATGGCACAGAACAGACGCAGGACTGCCACACAGACTGTGCCTAACAAGAAGAAGTACAATCGCAATAAGGACAAAGACAATGCAAATAAAAATCGAAAAGATGAAAGCACTAAAGACTAAGCCACGCAAAGCAAAGCGTGATGATTGGAAGCGTACTCGCAAAGTAATGCGACAGGCTAAACGTGAAACACAGGAGAGATGGTATGCGTGACTACAATCAGATTTTATTGGTCACAAAGGACGGTAGACAGGTGTCTATTGTGCAGGGTGATGGTATCATGGGCAAGAAAGGTAAGACCTGTGAAGTGTGGATTGACGGACAGGATGAGCCTGTAGGCTACCTGACTGCGAGAGAATTGGCTAAATATTTAGTGGAGAATGTACTATGAACAGACTTACATGGGATAAGGACGGCTACACACAGAGAGTGCGTGTATATTGGAACCTGCACAAGAAGTGCTACTCAGTACAGGACTGCAAGACAGGCCGTGTGGTTACACATATGAAAGGCTTCACTCTAGCTGATGCCAAGTTTGTTGTCAGACAAGGTGGCAGACAGCGTGTCCTGCGAGAGGGCAAGAAGAATGTACATGCCTTTGTGACAGGACGTATTAGCCTGAACAATGGTGTTGCCACCATTTTTAAAGGTGCAGAGAAGGTGACATACAATCCTTACAAGTATGACAGCTTTGTGACTGCAAAGGATGAGATACCTGTGACAGATGCCTACGTTGTCACAGCAGGTAAAGGGCCAAACGGCCCTAGTATGTGGGCAATTAGAACCAACCCCAACAAGTCCAATGTTGGACTAACTAACCAACGGTAAAGGAGATATTACTATGACTATTCAAACAATCACATTTCACCAGCGTTCAACAGGTATGACAGGACAGGTGCTTGCATCACCAGAAATTGAGCGTAAGCTGTCTAAGGTAGAGGCATTGTATCAGCAGTATCATGGCGTGAAGCTAGGCCGTTACAACTTCTACAACATCATGCTGAAGTATGCTCGTGAAGCAAAGGCTGACTGTGGCGGTTACTTACAGTACACAACAGAGGCTGTTGCTGGTGTATTCTTGGACGCTATGCACAAGGAATTGGGCAAGGCTGTACGTAGTAAGAACACAGACAGACCTGTGACTGTAGAGATTGGCAGTGTAACTATCAACAATCTGCGTGACCTTGCCAGACAAGGCCGTGGTAAAGCAAGAAAGGCGGTGGCATAATGTACTGGGAAGTAGGTATTACAGTTGGTGCAGAGCGTGGGCGTGTAAACGTCCACCCTCAAGCCTTAGAAGAAAGTGGCTGGAAAAATGCAGTAGAACATGTGCTAGACATGGCACAAGCATTACACCCAAACAAACACATTGAGTTTGATTATGTGAAGGAGTATGACTGATGAGCAATGCACAGAATGATGAAATCATGGAACGCTTGTATGATGAGGCGTATGTTCAGATACTAAATGACAACCCCCGTGTGCCAGCAGAAAATGTCAGAGAGTATATGAAATTTGTGCATAGTGAAGCTGTAAAGTTGGCACAGAAAAGGTGGGAGTTTGATTATGGCTAGCACACCTAAACCTGTGGAAGCTACATGGTCTAAGGCCAAGCTGTACAAGGTAGACTTGTATAACGTGAAGTGGCCTCGTTGTGGCACTCGACTTGTGTGGGCTGTGGTAGGTAGAAAGTGGGTGCGAGTTTGCATACCTATTGAACTTATCAAGTTCCGCATGAGGCGAGATGAATGGGATACAATCCCACATGAATTATTTGAACAGGAGAATGATGATGACAGGTGCAGAGATGTTTAACATAGGACTATTGTTGACATACCTAGCAGGTATATTTGTAATGCTATACATAGGATGGAGAGACAAATGACTAAACATACCTGTGAGCATTGTAAAAATGTGATGTACATACCTGTGGAATGGTTGCTGTATGCACACAAGCTGGTATGCTATGTGTGTAGCAATGAGATAAAACGTGAGGAGAAAGCAGATGACTAACTTATACAAACTAATCATGGACAGTAGACACAATCCATTGCGTAACATACCTGACACGAACACACGTCACATGATTATGCAAGTGCTGGCATGGATGTGGTGCATCATATTCAGCATGTATCTTGGTAGCATTGTTGCCTTTGGTATCAGTGCCGCAATACATGCAGTTGTGATTGCAGGTGTGTTCATTACAGTTGGTGTGTTTGAAACAGCCAAGCATAGGCCACAGTATTTTGGTGGGCTAGGCCGAGGCAATGGTGGAGAGCATGAGTAAGTGCAAAGACTGCACGTATGATGAACGTGGTAGACTGACGCATACCTGTGGCCCTTGTGAGGAAGAAGCTATCAAGGCACGTATTCAGTGGTGGCAGGATGGCAAAAGAAAACTGAAGGAGAGAGAACACGATGGATAAACTGTTGAGAAAGCTAGGACTAAAGGATGACTATGGCTACTGTGACACTAGCATTGTCGGGTTCATTGTAATCTGGTCTGCATTTAGTTACATGTTTTATGTAGCTATAGTTGGGATTATAGAAAGGATAATGGGATGAAAGAGTTTGCCCTTGTTATAAGTATGTGGGGTCATACAGGTGTAGAGTGGGAGTTTGTTGGCAATCAATCCATTCTGAGAGAGACCCTATCACAAGAACAGTGCGAGTTTTTTGCGCATGAAGAAATGTGGAGTCACAATAACCAGAACAAGTATTATAAGATACTTATTCAGTGCTATCCAACGGACTGCGCAGGGAAAAAGGAGTGTACAAATGAATAGATTTTTGATTGAGCATCACCCTGATGCAATAGCCAAGTCATTGTGTGACCAACACATTGTGAAGATGCCGCTTGAAGAAGCACAGATGCTATGCACTAGCGTATGGCATCATCGCCCTGACATAGCAGAGGAGTATGGACTGTATAAACCTGTGCATCAGAAGCATCCATGCACCCTGTGGTCTATGCGTAATCGTTCCAATTACACATTTGCTTGGCAGTTATATGACGCAATGTTAAAGGAGTACACTCATAGGTATGGCAAGGTTCATGGTGCATCTAAGCATAGAGAGGCATTGCTCAACTGCCGACAGTTCATGCCGTGGTCATTTGCAGGTGGCTTGACACCACACCCACAATGCTTCAGTGGCCTTGACCATCTAAAGACAGATGAGAAATGGCCTATCGCTGCATATCGTGCGTTCTACACAGTTGACAAGATGAAGTTCGCAAGGTATAACAAAGGACGTAGTATGCCTAACTGGATGAAAGGAGAAGTAGCATGAATATAACACACGAAGAAAGAGTTGAGTTTCTTAATGCTCACAATGACGTGAAGAATATAGTTCAGACATTACATGAGTGTAGTGATTTATGGATGTCTGATGTAGGTAAGCTAGAAAAAATTGAATGTTTACTACACAGAGTGATGAAGTTTGTACCTCAGATGGATGATGAAGGCAGACCAAAGTATTATGCAGACTATGTGCTTGAAGAACTTGACAATGATAAATAAAACATATACAACTAACTATCAGTTGACATTTAACAAACAGAAGGAGATATGATATGCCGTTTGATTTTCCAATGCAGGACATGATTCCTGAAAACCTAGACTTCACTGTAGCGTTTGAACCTACAAAGGTGAAGGACAAAAAGTATGTAATCAATGGTGACACTGGTGAATACATCGGTGTCGTAGGTGACACATTCAACTGTGCATCACACACAGAGTTCTTTGAGGGTGTCCATGACACTGTGACTGAGAACTTGGGTGCGGCTCAGTGTGAAGACATGAACATGAAGTGGCGTAGTGCTAGGCAGAACGCATGGGCTATGCTTGACATGACCCTGCCTAATGTGACTGCTCGTATTGAGACAGACAAGCATACCACAACTATTGCACAGCGTATCATTGCTTTGCATGGGATTGACGGTAGCTGTTCTAACCAGACATTCTTCGGTGCTATAGATTTCTTCTGCACTAATGGAATGATACGTGGTGAGCATGACAAGGTACGCAGAAAGAACACTGCTAACTTTACAATGGACAGGTTCATTCGTGACCTACGTGAATCTACACAGTCGTTCTATGCACAGTCAGAGCGTCTACAGGGCTGGGCTAACAAGCCTCTGTACCGGGGTGATGTCAAGTCTATGCTTGATACCCTGCTGAAGTCTGACCGCATGGCAGAGAAGATGTTTGGGTTATACAATCAAGAGGCGAGTGTGCGTGGGCAGAATGTCTGGTCATTGTACTCTGCCTTTACCAACTATGCCAGCTATGCTGATGAGCGTAATGGTTTCAACCTACGTAACACTGGCAAGGATACAGGTGCTGTGTCCATGTTCCAACGTGAGAGCAAGGTGTCACAGTGGATTGAAAGCAAGCCATTCAAGGAGTTGATTGCAGCATGATACAACCAACTAAAGTATCTTCTGAGGAGCGTGAGGCACTTGGCCTTGCGCTTAGAAGGGGGGACATTAGAAGTGACGGATATATATTCAGGAGATACTACAAAGATAAACATTCCAATGTAAGAGAGATGTGGATGTCCCCTGAATACTATGAAAAAGAAAAAGTTGTAAAGCGTGAGATATCATCTCGAATATACAAATACAATTATGCGTTGCTTACCAGATACAAAACTATGAAGGGATGCTCTGAGTGTGGTTACAAAGAAAACGCATCAGCGTTACAGTTTGACCACATACATCCTAAAGATAAATACAAAGAGGTCAGCGCAATGTATACATATAGTTTGGCTTCTATCAAAAAAGAGTTAGCAAAGTGTCGTATTTTGTGTGCTAATTGCCACGCTATTCACACGCAACAACAAAGAAAGGATGGGATATTTGACAATGAAAACAGTTGAAGATTTAGTATTGACATACTATTCTTCCAACGATTTCAGTATGTTGAGAGGTAAGTCTAAGAAAGACTATCAATACTTTCTCAACGTGCTGGTCGGTGAGTTTGGCAATGAGTTGTACAACGAAGTGACAAGCAAGCAAGCCAAACACGCATACGAAGAATGGGTGAAGCGTGGCATCACGTTTGCCAATCATGTGTGTACTGTATCATCACTTGTATACAGGTACGCAATGGAGATGGAGTATGCTACTGTCAATCCGTTTGCTAACATCAAGCGTAAATCACCTAAACAACGAAAGGTTGTATGGACAGAGGATGACATACAGAAGTTCCTGTCATTCTGTTATGGTGACTTTGCCTATCGTAACATTGGAATGATAGTTCACATGGCATACGAGTGGTGTCAGCGTTTGGGTGACATGCGATTACTTACATGGGATGTTGTAGACTTGGACAAGCAGAAGCTGTATCTTGAACAGTCAAAGCGTAGGGCAGAGGTAACACTGCCTATCAGTGATGACCTTACAGAGATGCTGGTACAACAGAAAGATGACTTTGGCTTTCAACAGTACGTTGCTCCTCGTCCACGCCCCTCTGGTGGCGTTTATCATCCGTACAGTATAGATAGACTGTCCAAAGCAGGTCGGCAAGTGATGAGGCTTGCAGGGCTGTCTGAGGAGATACGGTTGATGGACTTACGTAGGACAGGTACAACTGAAATGGTAGAAGCAGGTGTCGGTATGGCACAAATCATGTCGGTTACAGGACATAGTAACCCACAGTCTGTTAAACCGTACATGAAAAATACTTTTGCTAGTGCAGATTACGCATTGACAGCACGTGAAATGCATGATATAAGCACATACAAGTGCCGACAAGGAGAGTGATACATGTATAATAATATATTAAACACTATAAGTGATATAGATATACCTAATGGACATACAAAAAGAATGAATTGTCCAGAGTGTAATGGCTATAAAACATTTACAGTGACTAATAACATGGGTTCTCTTGTATGGAACTGTTACAAGGCATCCTGTAACGTATCAGGCGGCAAGAAGGTACACCTGACTGCTGATGACATACGTAATACAATAAAGGATGTCGAGCGATTCGCAGAGGACAAGTTCGAGTTACCGCCATACGTGGTGACTAATCACACAAACGTATACATTGATAGGTTTTGTGCGACTTGGGGCTTGGACATGGAAGGGCATGGCCTGATGTACGATGTGAAGGAAGACAGGATTGTATTCCCTGTCATACACAACGGCAAGATGGTTGATGCTACAGGTCGTTCTGTAATGAAACGCTTACCTAAATGGAAGCGATATGGAAATAGTGGCTTGCCTTATACCTTCGGGTGTGGTAAAGTCGCTGTAGTTGTTGAGGACTGTGTGAGTGCAGCCATAGTGGGCAATGATGTATTGTGTGGGGTTGCTGTGTTGGGTACGTCATTATCTTCCAGCCACAGGCAGTATCTTTCACAGTTCTCAACGGCAGTCATAGCACTAGACCCCGATGCACTGCCCAAGACATTATCAATGGCGAAGGAACTCAGAGGATATGTGGATGATGTCCGTGTCCTTCGCTTGACAGACGATTTGAAATACCGTAGAGAAGAAGATATCGAACAACTAACCCACATAGGAGATACAGCATGGAATTAGCATTAGTACGTAGCCTTATGGACAAGTCGTTCTACGATGACCATCGTGGTTCTAAATGTCCAGACCGCCTGTTCAGTAAGGATGTACGTAAGATTAAACAGGCTATTGATAAAGCAATGGATAGGTATGAACGTACCGTCAATCCAGATGAGATTGAAGCACTGTTCATGTCAGACAATCCAACGCTGACTACAGCACAGAAGCAAGCCTATGCATCTCTGTTTGCGTCTATCAAGAAGGAAGACCCAATGGGTGGTGACGTAGCACAAGAGGTGCTGTCCAAACTATTCCAGCAGGTAGTAGGTGAGGACGTAGCTAACATTGGCTTTGATATGGTCAATGGTGATGCGGCTACTCTTGAGAAGCTACGCAACCTGCTTGAGCGTTATGGTGATGACTTCATTCCTAATCTTAACATTGAGTGGGATGACATCAGTATTGAAACACTCATGGCTAAAGCTGAGTTGGAAGCACGTTGGACATTCAACATACCTAGCATAACACGTAAGGTAGAGGGCGTCAGTGGTGGTCAGCTTATTGAAGTAGGCGCAAGACCAAACACTGGTAAGACATCCTTTCATGCCAGCTTGATTGCTGCACCGGGTGGGTTTGCCCACCAAGGCGCACGATGCATTGTGTTGTGTAACGAAGAGCCTACTCATCGTGTTGGTGCTAGGTATCTGACTGCCGCCTGTGGCATGACAGCCCGTGAGATACGTGATGATATGTCAAAGGCACAAGCTATGTACAAACCTGTGATGGACAACATCAAGATTAAAGAAGCAGGTGGACGTGACATGGCATGGGTAGAGTCCGTATGCAAGTCATACAAGCCAGACATACTTGTGCTAGACATGGGTGACAAGTTCTCTGTTGAGGGTTCATTTGCCCGACAGGACGAGGCACTAAAAGCATGTGCTATGTATGCAAGGCAGATTGCCAAGACGTATGACTGTGCTGTATTCTATATGTCACAGTTGTCTGCTGAGGCAGAAGGTCGCACCACACTGAACCAATCCATGATGGAAGGCTCACGTACAGGTAAGGCAGCAGAGGCTGACCTGATGCTATTGATTGGTAAGTCACCGTCTGTAGAGGGGCAGGAAGAAGACAGCCCCATACGACATGTCAATGTTGTAAAGAACAAGTTGAACGGTTGGCATGGGCAACTGCACGTAGAGTTAAACTATCAGACAGCGAGGTACGAAGGATGAAGGTAACATTAGACGTAGAGAACACCGTCACCAAGCGTGATGGTAAGATACACATGGACCCATTTGAGCAGGAGAATACTCTGGTCATGGTGGGTGTATTAACAGACCAAGATTTCGAGGCGCATTTCCCATTTGACCATCAAGACATGGAGAAATTCTCCCATGTTCCTGAACAGCAGGTTGCGTTATCCACTCGTTACCATGAGCGTGTGCAATGGTTCTTGGACAATGCTACTGTGCTTATTATGCATAATGCAGCGCATGACTTGCTGTGGTTGTGGGAGTCAGGCTTCACGTATGATGGCCCTGTGTTTGACACGATGCTTGCTGAGTATGTACTACAGCGTGGTATCAAAGAGCCACTGTCTCTTGAGGCTTGTGCAGAACGCTATGAGTTGGACACAAAGAAGCAGGACACACTCAAAGAATACTTTGCTAAGGGTTACTCAACACGTGATATACCTTACAATGAGTTGACTGAGTATCTGTCTGCTGACCTACATGCTACGCAGCAACTGTCTGACAAGCTGATGTACAGGCTCAATACACCTGCTGATTCAGGGCTGATGACTACTGTACAGCTTACTAATGAGGTGGCTGTGTCTCTGTCTCGCATGTATCAGAACGGCTTTACTATTGACCGCAAGGCATTGGAAGATGTGCGTACTGAATACGAACAGGAGCGTGATACACTGAAGCGTGAGTTGCAGTTAATGGTAAAGGAACTGATGGGTGACACACCTATCAATCTAAATAGTCCAGAGCAACTGTCATGGGTTATATACAGTCGCAAGGTGCTGGACAAAGAGTATTGGGGCAATGCTGTTGACCCATATATGGATGAGGCAGACTTCCGTAGCCTAGTAAACGCTGGTACGGAACGTCTATACAAAACTAAAGCGACACAGTGTGGCGTATGCAAAGGCACTGGTCAGGTAAGAAAGGTAAAGAAAGATGGAACACTTTTTGCACGACACAACCGTTGCACGTCATGTATGGGGAATGGGTATACTCTTTCTCCTCTACCTGCTGTTTCGGGGTTGAAGTTTAAAGCACCGTCACCTAAATGGATGAGTGCTAATGGGTTTACTACTAGCAAAGACAAGCTACAGTTTCTTGAGGGCAAGGCACGTACTGCCAAGCGTGATACTGCTGTAGAGTTCTTGTCTAAGGTACGTAGACTATCTGCTGTGGAGACATACCTATCATCGTTTGTTGAAGGTATTCAGACACACACAAAGGCTGACGGTAAGTTGCATGTCCGTCTGCTGCAGCATCGCACTGCCACTGGCAGATTTTCTGGTGCTAACCCTAACATGCAAAACATGCCACGTGGTGGTACATTCCCTGTGAAGAAGGTGTTTGTATCCCGGTGGGATGGTGGTAAAATCATGGAAGCAGACTTTGCACAGCTAGAATTTCGTGCGGCTGCATTCCTATCACAAGATGGAGTAGCAATTGAAGAAGTTTCAACTGGGTTTGATGTTCACTCATATACGAGTAAAGTTATTTCTGATGCTGGTCAACCTACGAATCGCCAAGAAGCGAAGGCTCACACCTTTGCGCCCCTTTACGGGGCAACGGGGTTCGGACGCACACCTGCCGAAGCAAAATACTACGAACACTTTACGGAAAAGTACGAAGGAATTGGGTTTTGGCATACCAGATTGGCTAAAGAAGCTATGAACACACGTAAGATTACTACACCGTCAGGCAGAGAGTTTGCTTTTCCTGATGTAGTACGTAATGCACGTGGTCGTGTATCCAACTTTACACAGATAAAGAACTATCCTGTGCAGTCATTTGCTACAGCAGACATTGTGCCTGTGGCATTATTACACATAGAAAAGTTGCTATCGCACATGAAATCATGTATAGTAAATACAGTGCATGATAGTATTGTCATTGATGTACATCCAGATGAAGAAAGGAGTGTTATTGAAGTCATCAATGAAACAAACAGAGTTTTACCAGAACTCATCCAATTACGGTGGGGATGCGTATTTAATGTACCACTGTTATTAGAAGCAAAAATTGGTGATAATTGGCTTGACACGAAAGACATAAGCTGATATAACTATCGAACTTTCAAAATAACTTCACGGAAAGGAGTAATTACATGACAACACAAATCACTACTATTGATACCGCTAACTACGCTGAGATGGCTAAAGCTATGGGTATTGCAGCAGAGGGCGGTAGCGCAAAAGAGAAGTCAAGCACACTCGCTCGTCTTCGTATCAATCATTCACCTATCTTAGGTAATGACCGTATCCTTGTTAAAGGGGGTACATACAAATTGGATATCCCTGATGGGCCTACTTACTATGCTACATCAGTAACCTTACGCCCATACTTGCAACGCTTTATGTACAAGCGTTTTATTAAGGGTTCAGGTGATAAGCCAAACCGCTACGTTAAGACTGTGATGGCAGATAACCTTAATATTGACCTGAAAGATAACGATGGGGGCTTCAATTGTGGTAAGCCAGCAGGTTATATTCAGGACTTTAAGTCACTGCCTGAGAAGACACAGGAACTCATCAAGCAGATTAAACGTGTACGAGTAATGCTTGGAACGGTAGAACTGCATGATGCAGTAGACGAGAACGGTAAAGCGGTGGATGTAGCCGATACTGCTTTCATCTGGGAGATTGAGAACCGTGATGCATTTAAAGATGTAGGCACTGTGTTCAACAAGTTGAGCAAGATGAAGCGTCTGCCAGTGCAGCATAGCATCACTGGTAATACGGAAGAACGCAAGCTACCTAACGGTAATAGCTTTTATCTTCCTGTTGTATCTCTTGACCTGACTAAGACACTTGAACTTAGTGACGTTGAACAAACTAACTTTGGTGACTTTATGTCATGGGTACAGAACTACAACGAGTACATCATCAACTCATGGTCAGAGAAAGCCATGCAAGAGGGTGAGGATATCGAGGGTGTTGACGATATCGTTGACATCGAATTTGAAGACGATGAGGTTGCGTGATGAACCATCCTGCTGAGTTGGCGTTGCATCAGTACATGGAGAAAGCTGCCAATGGCAACACTACCATGTCACCTGATACTATCAAGCAAGTAGCGCAAGATATATCAGACGCACTGCAACGTCAGTTTGGTGGGGGTAACAAGCGAGATGGGTTTCGCCTACGCATGTCTAATGTAGGCAGACCCTCTTGCCAACTCTGGTTTGAACGTAACAAGCCAGAGACTGCGTTACCTAAGCCAACAACATTTGTAATGAACATGATGCTTGGAGACATCGTTGAAGCTGTCTTTAAGGGGCTACTGAAAGAAGCCGGTGTGCAATATGAAGACTCTGATACGGTTACTCTCAAGACAAACAATGCGTCCATCAATGGTACATATGACATTGTTATTGACGGTGCAGTTGACGATGTTAAGTCAGCTTCTAACTGGTCATACATCCACAAGTTTGATTCGTTTGATACTTTAAGAGATGGTGATGGCTTTGGTTATGTAGGTCAGCTTGCTGGCTACGCCAAGGCATCTGGTAAACGAGCAGGTGGATGGTGGGTAGTCAACAAAGCCAACGGAGACTTTAAGTATGTACCAGCTACAGGATTAGATGTAGACGCAGAGATACAAAAGATTGAATCAAACATAGATAGTGCTATGAGTGATGAGTTGGTAAGATGCTTTGAACCTGAGAAAGAAACCTTTAACGGCAAAGAAACAGGAAACCTTGTACTGAATAAGGGATGCACATTTTGCTCATACAAACACACGTGTTGGCCTAAGATGGTAGAACTACCTGCAGTGAAGTCAAAGGCAAAAGACCCTAAGATAGTATCTTACATTCAACTATCGGAAGAATACAATGCCGCCTAACTTTAAACAGTTTAAAGCAGCACGAAAGTATGGATATCGTAGTGGACTTGAACTCAAGATTGCAGAATCACTTAAAGAGTTAAAGGTTAAATATGATTACGAGTGTATCAAGATAGAATGGGAAGACCTTGCCTATCGTACATACACACCAGACTTCGTGCTGTTTAATGGCATCATAATTGAAACTAAGGGCATGTTTACTGCTGCTGACAGACGTAAACACCTTGCAATCAAGAAGCAGCACCCTAAGTTAGACATACGGTTTGTGTTTGAAAATAGCAGACGTAAGCTACGTAAGGGTGCTAAGTCCTCATATGCTGAGTGGTGCATCAAGTATGGATTTAGGTACTATGACCGCATCATTCCAGAGGATTGGCTGAAAGAAAAGGGCAAGAACAAACATCCTAAGTTTATTAAGTTTACGGGAACTAAAGTAAAGAGGAGCAGATAGCATGGACGAAAATGAAATGAAGATGAGGTCTGAAGACTTCCTAATAAGAGTAAGACCATTTAAAGATACAGATGGGTCATGGAATGGTGACATAGATTTATCTATTATCACACAACCTGCTAACGATTTACCTGACGAAGATTACAATCAGATTATGCACTTCTGTAAGATGATGGCATCAACTGTGCCTCTCATGGAACGAGATGAAGAACTAAGAGATATGGTACATAATTTTGTCATAGAACATGTTGACAAAGAGTACATTATTGAGGTAGACTCAAGGTCACGTGTTATTGATAGAGAAGATAACGTAGTTACGATTGACTTTGGAACTAAGACAAAAGGGAGTGCATAATGACAAGCTACAAGAATATCATGGAAAAGATTGAGCGAGATGCAAAGGAAGCATACGCTGGTGTCGATATGGTCAACAGCCCACCACACTACAATGAAGCAGGTGTTGAGTGTATTGACGCTATTGCTGCTGCACTAGGTGAAGGCTTTGAGTTCTATCTACAAGGTAACATTATAAAGTATCTTTGGCGTTATCGCTACAAGAATGGCTCTGAAGACTTGAAGAAAGCCAGTTGGTATCTCGACAAGTTGATTACTGAAGTCGAGGGCTGTTATGATGATGAGAGTTAAAGTCTTTATCACTATTGACATAGACCCAGATGAATATCCTGTACCTGCTGATGAGAATGTAGGCGAGGAAATAGAAGAAGGTATCCGTGAATACTTCTATGATATTGACGGAGCAACAATAAAGAACATTAAGTATATACAGGAGTGACCCTATGTTAAGTAATCATTTACCTACAGACTACCAAAACTTCATTGCATTATCTCGCTATGCAAGGTGGAAAGAAGATGAACAAAGGCGAGAGACATGGAGTGAAACAGTACAAAGATACTTTGACTACATGGAAAAGCATCTAAAGACTAATCACAAATACAAACTACCGAATGACTTGCGTGTTGAATTAGAAGATGCTGTACTAAATCAAGACATCATGCCAAGCATGAGAGCCTTAATGACATCTGGTCCTGCACTGGACCGTTGCCATGTAGGTGGATACAATTGTTCATACGTGCCTGTGGATAGCCCACGTGCGTTTGATGAGACAATGTACATACTTATGTGTGGCACTGGTGTAGGCTTCTCTGTTGAACGTCACAACATTGAGAAGCTACCAATCGTCAACGAAGATATGCATAAGACTGATACTGTTATCAAGGTTGGCGATTCACGTCCGGGCTGGGCCAAATCACTGCGTGAACTTATCTCTCTCCTGTACGCAGGGCAGATACCACAGTGGGATGTATCAGAAGTACGTCCTGCAGGTGCAAGGCTAAAGACCTTTGGCGGTAGAGCCAGTGGCCCAGCCCCACTTGAAGAACTATTTGAGTTTTGCATAGAGAAGTTCAAAGCAGCAGCAGGTCGTAGACTGTACCCTATTGAATGTCACGACATTATGTGTAAGATTGGTGAGGTTGTAGTTGTCGGTGGGGTCAGACGCAGCGCACTCATTAGCCTATCCAACCTGAATGATGACCAGATGGCTCATGCTAAATCAGGTATGTGGTGGGAAAACGAAGGACAACGTGCGCTTGCAAACAACAGCGTTGCCTATAAAGGAAAGCCCCAGATGGGTACATTCATGCGTGAGTGGCTATCACTGTACGAAAGTAAATCAGGTGAACGTGGTATCTTTAATCGTAAGTCTGCTAAAGTACAAGCAGCTAAGAACGGACGCAGAGATGCAGAACAAGATTTCGGATGCAACCCTTGTAGTGAAATTATATTACGTCCATATCAGTTCTGTAACTTGTCTGAGGTGGTTGTACGTGAAGCAGATACACAACAATCTCTAACAGAGAAGGTACGCTTGGCTACAATACTAGGTACGTTCCAATCTACACTGACTAACTTTCGCTATCTGCGTAAGATATGGAAGGATAATACAGAAGAAGAACGTCTGCTTGGTGTATCACTAACAGGTATCATGGACAATGAGATGACTTCAGGCAGGTCTGCTCATATTGGTATGAATATAGGCACTACACTAGAAGCACTGAAGGATGTGGCTATCAATGCTAACAAAGCTATGGCAAAGCAGTTAAAGATACCACAGTCTACAGCTATCACATGCGTCAAACCATCGGGAACTGTATCACAGTTGGTAGATAGTGCATCAGGTATTCATGCAAGGCATAACCCTTATTACATTCGCACTGTTCGTGGTGATAACAAAGACCCATTAACACAGTTCATGGTATCACAGGGTATTCCTGCAGAGCCGGATGTAATGAAGCCAGACAGCACAACAGTGTTTAGCTTTCCTATGAAGTCACCTACTAATGCCGTAAACAGGACAACTATGTCTGCCATTGAACAGCTTGAGTTGTGGCTAAAGTATCAGCGTCACTGGTGTGAACACAAACCATCTGTAACAATCTCTGTAAAAGAAGAAGAGTGGATGGATGTAGGCTCATGGGTGTATGAACACTTTGATGAAGTATCAGGTATTAGCTTCTTACCATTTAGTGAGCATACATATAAACAAGCACCTTATCAGGACTGTGCTAAAGAAGAGTATGAAGAAATGAAAGCACAGATGCCAATATCAATTGATTGGTCTGCATTGCAGGAGTTTGAGAAGGAAGATACTACATCAGGTGGGCGTGAGTTAGCGTGTACTGCAGGGGTATGTGAAGTAGTTGACTTAACAGCCGCATAATGATAGAGTGTAGTGGATTAGACTTGCTGTGGTGGCAGTGGTGGATACTCGTGATGATTACAGTAAACACCACTCTCAACTTAGTTGTATTCTTTAAACATAGATTTAGAAAGGAGAAGACGTGAAATACCAAATGTTACATACACTACTTAAACATGCAGAGGCAAATGTTCAGTTACATAAAATGAACATAAGAACATACTTAGTCAACCCTGCTGGTATAGGTGAACACTCAGATATTATGGAAGCTATGCAAGCAGAAGCAGATAAAGCTGCAATGCATCAGGATAGAGTGGATTTATTTACACAGATGATAGAAGAGGAGAATGAAATTGACTTTGACACCGAAGAATAAAGACCGTAAAAAGTTTGACCTTGACCTACAGTATGGTCAGGTACGTGAGCAAATGGTAGCAGACATGCTACAGGATAAAAAGATAGAGGTGAAATCAGAACGAGATGTATGGCAACGAACTGGAAACATTGCTATTGAGTATGAGTGCTATGGCAAGCCTAGTGGTATCAATGCCACTGAATCAGATTATTGGTTTCACAATTTGTGTATTGGAGAAGACACCTTTGCTACACTGGTCTTTGATACAAAGAGTTTAAAACGTATCATTGATAAACTAGACTACAAGAGGTCTGTGTCAGGTGGTGATAATAATGCGGCACGTATGTACTTACTAAACCTGCAGAAGCTATTCTCATCGGACGTAATTAAAGCCTTTAAGGATGAAACAGATGGACTTAGAAACGCAAGCTAAAGCATGGATAAAGGAGAAGTACAAAGACATGGAGATGAATGAATATCAACGTAAGTCCATTGAGTTTGCTATCTATCCAGCCACGCACAGGATTCTATATCCTGCGCTTGGTTTGGCTGGTGAGGCAGGTGAGGTTGCTAACAAGGTAAAAAAGTTTATTAGAGATGGTGCTGACAAGGAAGCATTTGAAGTAAAGAAACTTGAAATAGCAGCGGAGATTGGTGATGTTCTATGGTACTGCGCTAATTTGGCAAATGACTTGGGTATTAATCTTTCTGATATTGCTTCTGAAAATTATTCTAAACTATCAGGGCGAAGTAAAAGAGGCACACTTGGAGGTGATGGAGACAATAGGTAAGCTATTTATTTTATCACTGCTATGTTATTATATGTATTATGTGGGTACAATAATACATTACACAATAAAAGAGGGGGCTTAATTGCCCCCTTATTTTAATGCCTCTCTTAGTGCTACGCCTATATAAAATAGATTTTCTAAATCCTCTTCCTTAGAGCCATCTGGTGGTCTCTTTTCTCTCTTTATAAACTCACTAGCCGCAGCACTACGTAAGTCTTTTGGCAGTCTACGATAAGCTATCATAGCCGCTACGTATCTATCTGCAGTAGGGTTTATTGTTTTACCATCACCAGACAGATTACTTTTAGCACCTTCAATTTGCCCTTTGACAAGTGGCTTAATCATGCTATTAACATATCTTTGCTCACTCATTTCTTTTTGAAGTGACTTACTCTTTTTATAGTCTCTTCGCAATTCTTTTTCATACGATTGAGCAGCTTCAACAATACCCGGTATTATGTCACGAAGTTCTCTGTTTACAAAGTTACGTATACTCTGCACTTTAGACGTGCTTCCCAATGTAAATTCAGTTAGACCCATACGTTTAAGATATTCACCGTACTCACTGTCTCTAGTTCTCATGGAAAGACCTAGTGATACCTTATATGCTGACCCTACTCTAGCAGCTTCTTCTTGGAATAAACGCTCACGTTTAGGTAAAGCTGCTTCCTCTGCTGGAGTTAGTGAATACCTTTTTAGTGACCTTGCAAGATTCTGTTCAAAGGCTATGTAACCATCTAAAACAGGGTCTACTGCTGTTTCTTTTTGTTCTTCAGGTCTTATTCCTAAAGCACGTTCAGTGTCTATTATCTGTCCATAAGGCACACCCCAAGTAGATAAATAATTACCAAGAAGTCTACCTGCAGCCCTTCCACCAGCCTCATCTTTTGTTAAATCCGTGCCACCTAAAAGATTTGCTGTTTCATCAATGATGCTACTTCCTACACCTACACGCACATCAGTACCAAAGAAAGTTTCAGCGGCCTCTTTAGGATTCCAGAAGTCAGAAAAGAATGTACCGTCTTTCAGATGTTTTATAGCCTCACCTATGTATAAAAGTTGTCTCACTGGAAACTGTGGTGTGGTATCAATAACTGTGCCATCACCCACTGGCAGTTCTTTATAATCTGCTGGGGCATCAGGCTGACTACGAATTTGATATGCAGCACCAACAGCAGCTAATCCAACTATGTTACGAGTGATACGCTGTCTATCTTTTGCTGTGTGCGCACCAATCTTACCTGTAGTTATACCGCTATATAGTCTTTTAGTTAGAGGTATTGATGCACCACCTGCATAGTTACCCAATAATTCTAATGCGTTAAACATAAATCGAGGGAACGCAATAGCCACAGTCAGACCGTTACGAGTTATAAATGATGTAATCTCTCTAAAAGGTTGCATCTCTGGTTGTTTAGCATAAGTAATATCTAAAGCCCTATCAACAGAATCGGATATTAAATCTTTAAATGACCTAGCATCTTTTGGTCTCACAGATGATGCGTCATTTAGTAAATCTACTAGCTTGCCATCATTCAAAGCATCAATTAAATCTATGCCATATTCACGTTTTGTCAGCCTTTCTAGCTGACCTAAAAATGCACCACGTCTAATTAAATATTCTTGCCAACGGTTAGCAGTATTTAAAACACTGACAGCATCTTCAAATTCTGATAGAACAAAATCAAGAGCCTTACCCCCAGTATTAAACTCTTTAGTAAATTCCTTACCAAACTCTATACCAAATATACCTCTATCAGCGTACTCTTCTGCCTCTCTTTGTAGCTGCCGTTTGTTTAACCTCTTACCACTTTTCCTAGCATCTTCTTTAGCTAACTGTATATATTTTTCTATCTGCCTTTGTCTAGGTAAACCCCTGCCCGTAGCTTGCTGAAGTTCATTAAGCTGATTAAACATTAAATCAAATTGTTTAGCCAGTTCTGGTCTTTGTAATATAAAGTCTACATATTCTGCCGCATCTATTTTAGCATCTGGTCCAAACATGTAACGCATATTATTAAAGCTACCAGACCAGTTCTCTTTACTAACAAGTGCTTTTGCACCAGCAACACCCCTATTTATATACCCTTCTTCTAGTCCAGCGTTATAGATAGCAGTATCCATTACATCTCCAAGAGATTCTAATGGCGCACGTATACCTGCAGATGTTAAGTTACGTGCTGCTGTAGCAATTTGAGATACCAAGCCACCTCTTCTTATCCCTTCAATACGCATTATTGTATTACGTATCTGACCTTGCTGTGCTTCTGTTGCTGCCCTCTGCAACTGTTGCATTTCATTCAAAGGTCTGGTTCGTTTTATCTGAGATAGTTTGTTAAGAACTTTACCTGCCTCTGAGCCTGACCCTACCACAGCAAGTATGTAATCCTCAAATGATAGGTTGTACTTGTTTAGCACATCTATCAATTCATCTCCACCAAGCTGGTCTTCTAGGTCTCCTCGTATGGTAAGGTCAAGCAAGTGGTCTATAACACTATATTCTTTTCCCTGTGTGCCATCTGGATTTGTATGAAACCTTTTACGAAATGCAGCAGGTTTAAGTCTTTTTAACTCTGCGGTTGCAGCTACAAGACCATTTAACTTTTCAGATTTTAATATAGGTGATATAATTTCATCATCAGCCATTTGCATTTCAAATAACATTTTTGAGGTATCGTCATCTGCTACTTTAACATCTTTGCCTGTTACAAATACATCACCCTTTAATCGCTCTCGTTCTGTAAACTGTATTTCTCTGGCGGTCTCTTTACCTGCCTGTCGTGCGGCATCAGGGTCAAGAACTTTAACACCATCTACTTCTTTAGATATGGTTTTACCTGTAGCTGCTTCAAACTCACTAATTAACTCAGTTTTTAGTGCTGTGTTAGCATCTGCTACTTTGTCAGCTTCAGCCTGTCTACTGGCAATAACTTCATCTGTAGCATTCTTAGCACGGTTAATGCGCATCTTTTTGTTTGCGAGCATCTCTGCTCTTTTTGCATCAGCACGTGCTTCTCTAATTACCTTTTTAACAGTGGCTCTAGTAACAGCTACACCTGACCCTACAACAGGAATAGCTTCTGATACTGCAAGTGCATCAAGTAAATCCTGTCCTAGTTTTTCTCCTGACTTTTCGGGTGTAAACGGTATTAACTCTTTTCCTGTCTTTCCAAATAACTTGTTGTCTTCATCAAACGTATCGTGTATCACACGAGTAAGTGCTTCTGCAGATTCAGTAACGGTTTCACCACCTGCTACAGCGGTATATACTAAAGCAGCTACAACATCGTTAGATAATTGAGTAACAGCATCAGACAAAGGCTGCAATACTTCTGGAACATATTCTCTGGACTTTTCTTTTAATCCAAATATATCTGCTGCGCCAGTGGTAAGTGGGGCAAAAGTAGAACTACCTTCTCCGTAAAAACCTTCACGGAGCATCTTTGTAGTTTCTAATTCAAACTCACCTCTTTGGAATTGCTTTTGTCTCTCTATTTTTTTCTGTTCCTGTTCGAGATTTACTATCTCAATTCCTTCATCATCATCCGCATCTGTAGGCACTGTCGGACGAGCCTCAAATCCTTCAGGCACTTTACCTGTCCTGCGAAAAATATCTACACGAGTTTCTTCTTCTTTTTGTTCAGCCCTATTTTCCTCATCAAACAAACCTGATAAGTCTAAACCTGATGTAGGCTGAGTTGTTGTTTGTGTAGTATTTAAGGTAGAAGGGGGGCTAACAGTTTTTTGCTGACCCCCCTGCACCTCATCATCATCAAACAAACGTGATAAATCTAAAGCCATTACTTATTCTCTATTGTTGTCTTCTAGCTTGCAAGAACTTACTACCTGTCCAGATACTATATGCCCCATCCCCTGTAGGAATAACAGTTCCTATCTTTACCTCATCAGTTAAAGCATACCTTTTAAGTGCCGCAACATCATCTATTGGTGTGCTTGACTGTGCTTGTATTTCTCGTATTTTTTGTTCTAATACATCTGCAGGAATAAATTTAACATCGTCCGTGGACTTATTAGCATCTTTTAGAGTCTGATACTTTTCAGCTTCTCCTGAAGCAAAGTCAAACATCTTCTGTCTGTTTTCTCGTTGCAGACCTTCTATATAACGCTTTGCTTGTGGTGGCATTTCTCCACGAATTACTTCTTCTACTTCTTCGCCATCAGCGTTTACACTTTTTATTATTCGTGATGGTGTTAATCTGTCTGCAGTAATTTTTAACGCAGCTTCTACACCGCCATAATATTGAGCCTCATTACCCTCAATAGCATATTCTATCTTATCTCCTATTGACTTAGTAGGAACATTTTTAAGTTGTAAATCCATCCCAGATTTAACTATACTATCTAGGCTCTGTTTAGCAAACTCTATGCCACCTGTGCCATCAGGGTCTGAGGTGGCTGCAGTATAATCATTAGCACCTTTAATAGCATCATTAAGAAGTCTCGTAAAGTCTGCTTCTTCATCTGGACTTAAATTACCTGTTGCAAGTTTCTGAGTAGCGTAGACAGCCATATCTTCAAAGCTACTAAAGACAGGATGCTCTTTACGCTTTTGAGCAGCATCTTGTTGTTCTGCAATACTTAGCTTCTTAGATGCTACCTTTAATACATGAAGTTCTGCTTCTTGAATTAACTGTGCTTGACGTTGTAGGTCTTGCACTTCTTGTCTAGCATTATCAAGTTTTCTTTGCTCTTCATCACTGAGTGCTTGGTTTTTTGCTCTTTCTTCCTGAAAAGTTGCAATTTTCATTGCCTGTTCAATACGCTTCTTATTAAGGTCAGCAGCATTAGTATCGAGAATTAATCTCTTTTCATCCATAGTAAATCTTTTACCAGCACGTACTCTTTCTTCTTCCAATGCGGCCTGTGCCGTAGCTTCTTTAAATTTTGAACGGTCAATAGTAGCCATAGCTGTACGGCCCATACCTTCAGGTATAGCCTCTTCAGGTATAGGTGCTGCCTCACCTACCTGTTGCATAACTTCTTTTCCAATGTCACGTCCAAACATACCTGCAAGACCAGATGCTTTCATCTCACCTTCCATTAAAGGAAGTGAGGAAACAGGAGTAACATTACGTTTAATAAAGTCAGTAAAGTTACCGGGTTCTGCATTATCTTGTGTAAATTTAAGTGCTGACCGCACATCTACACCAGCTTTTTCATTGGTGCGAAGTTCAGATATTAAATCGTTACCACCAGCAATTGTCTTACCTGCACTGTTATATAGTTGAATAGCCTTATCTTGGTCTCCACCTGTATATGAAGCTAGTTGAGTAAGAACATCTTTAAGTTCTTTCTTATCTTTTTGTTTTCTTTCCTCTTCAGCACGTCTACGAGTAATGCGGTACTGCGCCATACCGTCAATACGTTCCTGTGTGCGTTCCATATCGCTTTGTAGCTGTTTATCAACAGACTTTGCTGCGCCTTCAACTAATCCTAAAAAGAAAGTCATACTTTATCTCCGTGCCATAAGACCTGACTTAGGCTCTTCTTCTATTTCTTCTTGTTCTGGTTCTTTTGATTCTTCTTCAGCCTCATTAATCTTCTCTTGCATCTCTTTGCGCACAGCTTCAATGAGAGTATCTTTAGTAGTATTATTTGGTGCATCAGTGAGACCACTATCATAGTTTACTCCTGCATTATCTCCGATGAGCATAATCATTTCCATAAGCAAAGGCATTACAAGCATACCAACATCTACACTATGCTTGCCATCCATGACACCTGCTAATTGTATGGTGTTAGCAAGAGTAGTGACAGGAACATTCATCTCTAAAACATCAGCCATCTGGTTCATAAATTCATCTGTAGACATACGCTCAAGATAATACTCAACCGCTTCATCTACAGTTGTATATTGTGCTGGACTTTGCCAAGGTCTAGCACCCAACTCATGGGTCAATGACATGCCGGGAATAGGAGCATCAAACATATTTTATTCTTTCTCTCTCTTTGCGAAACAGCAACATATGTTGACCAACAGTAAAAGCAGGTTGCTTTGTCCTGTCATCTTCGCTTTCTTTCATCATGTTTTTAACAGGAGCGAGAAGTCCTTTACTTTCAGACTTTTTAGCAGGAACATCTAAGTTTTCTATATCCATGTTAAAATATAATTTTTGACCGGGATTAACAAGTGGCACTTTTTAACTCCTTACGCTCTACTATAATATCCATAAGTTTTTTAGTAACCCATTTAAGCAGTGGCTTATTGCTGATAAACTCAGCATATGCTTTACCATGCTTGCCATATATATCTCTAAACCATGCAGGTGCTTCATGTCTTACCCACATACGAAATATAAACCAACGTGGGTCTGACTTACCATATACCTCACGTCCTACCCAACAGAACTTAGCACTAATAAAAGCACTGCCTAGTGTGCCAATTAAGCCACCGACCGCACTACCTGCTGCTGTTTTAGCATTTTGTGAAGCTACTTTAGCACGTTCATCTGCATTTAGTGTAGCAATAGCCATATCTGCATAACGATTTAATTCGTTTTCTGCGGATGTCCATGCCCACTCCATAGTGTCTGAGTAATAATTCCATAGATTGTCATAGGCTTGCTTTGATACATCAATAATTGCGGAAGCATTAAGTTCATTAGCACGATTGGTTGCCGCAGTATCAGCCGTAGCAATCTCTCTACGCCACTGTGCATTGTTCTGTGAAATTGCAAGTTGATTCTGCGCATTAAATTGGTCACGTTGATTATTTAACTCAGCATTAAATCTTTCTACAGTATTTATCTGACCAGCATTAAACTGTGCTTGACCATTTTGTTGCGCTGCATTAAACTGTGATGCTTGATTTGCAAGGCTAGCAAAGAACTGGTCAACTTGATTTTGTGAACTTGCATTAAGCTGACGTGATGCATTTTCTGCTGCTTGGTCAGTAAACAATGATTGAATACGCTGTTGACCTTTAAACAATTCAGTTTGTTGGTTATTAGACAAATTAGCCATATCAACTTGCAAAAATGAGTTAGCATTTTGTGCTGCAGCCTGTTGACGATTGTTTAAGTTAGACACATCCAACTGTGACAGTGCTGCTGCCTCTGCCATCACCATAGCTTGCTGATTAGACAGGTTATTTAAGTTCATTGTATTAGCAATGCGTGAGTTTTCCAGAGCAACCTGCTGTTCAGCAGTAAAGTTCATGTTAGCTACATCAGCCACACGTGCAGCGTTTTGTACTTTTGTTTGGAATGTCTGGTCAAACTCTTGACCTAAGAACTTAGCACGTTGCTCTGCAGCAAGCATTGCTGACTGCTGACGATTAGATAAGTTCTGTGCTTCAAACGAAGAAATTATTTGTGCATCTGCCTGTGCAATGGGTAGTGATGCTTCCATAGCTGCTTGCACAATAGCCTGACCAGCTAATGATGAAGCACCCAAGCCACGAGCAGCCATCTGTGCATTAGCTGTACGAATAGCACCAGCAGCCCATGCAGGTGGGTTAGTACCCTGAAACTGATTAGCTAGATTAGCAAGCTGTGTTTGTACAAGTGCTTGTGTAGATGGTTGTGCAGTTGCAGCAGCAGCCTGTGTCTGAGCAGTAGCTTGTGCAGCTTTTGTAGCATCCACACCCGTACCACTGATAAGTTCACCTGCCTGAATTTGCCTCTGTTGAGGATTATTCATCAGAATGGCATTGCCTTGTGCGGCCTGTAGGTTGCCCACAGACGAGGCTGTTTGTTGAGCAGCAGTTACCTGTGCGCGAGGGTCTTGAGGATTAGCCTGTGACGCTTGTACAGCCCCTACAGCAGCATCTACGGCTGGTGCAGCTTGCTGTGCTTGCATTAGGTTAGCTTGCTGTTGCTGTGGGATAGTTGCCTGAGCGGTATTTGCAACGGCAGTTTGTAAAGCAACAGGCTGTCCTGTTAGTTGACCTGTTCCTGTATCTAATAGCTGTTCTTTTGCAAGTGGAGTAGCCGCTACATTAACTACACCACCTGTAGGAAGAGCAGGGTTAAACATACGATTTGTAGTCTCTTGACCTATATCAAGCGGTGCAGGTGTGTTTTGAGCAGTTGCTGAGGGGTCGCCGGCTGCAACACCACCAGTGATTGTGTTACCACCTGCCCCCTTAGAAGCAGCACTTTGTGTTTGGTTTCCTTGAGTAAAAGCAACAAAACCACCTGTCTGCATCTTAACCATGCCACCACGTGCCATCTGCTGTGCAGCTTGGGTAAACATATTCATACGTGCCATACGTGCTGGGTCTTGCTCAATAAAATCTTGGAACTTGGACATATCACCTTTATATCCCATAGCCCCTGCTATTTTATTTAGACCCTCTGGTTTAAATGCTTTGAATTGCATCATGGCTTTTGTTTCCTTTTATTTTATATTTCATCAGGCCAATCGTTTATTGGTGCATTGTCGCCAGTAGGCTTACCGTCACTGTCCACAGGCACATCAAACAAAGCCATAAACGCTGCATGGTCAGCCGCATCTGCTATCAATGTTTCTATCTGTCCAGATTTGGTGCGAACAGCAGCACGATATGTTGTCACGTTTGATGGGGTTGTTGCTGTGCTGTCCTCTGCTTTTCGTGTGACATACCAATCTGTCGGGGCAAGTAACCCTGCCGCCTGTTGCTTGATGGTAGCTTTCCACTGGCTCTTGAGGCCAAGCGTTACAACTTGTTTTTTTGTTATGGGGCTAATGATTGCATTACCGTCCTTATCAACTTCGTTTACATCTGTAAGTGATTTTGGTATAAGCGTTCCATCTGTTTCCCTACCCCAATAAAAACGATTATCAAAATGTGCTTCAGATGCAGGTGGGTCTTCCC